CTGAACGGAGAGCGAACTCGAGAAGACGGTCATACGCCTTCTGTACGAGACCTGCGCCACCAACTGTTCCACCGAGAGATGTGCTCGCGGTTGATGTAAATTGTGACATTAGTTTTTAGTCTCCTTGACTATGAACGGATTATTGTTGTGACTGAAGTATAGATAGTAGCTCTTCCGCTGAAGTAGCTTGTTTCATGCGTTGCTCTACATCTAGCCCTCTGTCAGGTGTCAAAGCACCTTGTGTCAGGACATCTTGCTGGCGAAGCCGTGCAAGGTCCTGCTGACTTACTGGTGCCTCTTGTTCTGCTACCTTGATTCCAAACAAGTCTGCGTTATCATCGAGCCAGTTAGAAACTGACTCCTCGTTAACATCATCCAAGTCTTTCAATACAAGGCGTGCAGCTTTTTGGTTGACACCCTTCTTTTCTAGGACTTCTTTGACAACTCGCTCACGCTGCACCTTGGATAAACCCTCAAGTTGCTCAGTGAGTTCCTTGATACGTCTTTCATCAGAACGTTTAGCCTTGCGGAGTTTCTTTAGTAAGTCACCCTCACTTGCACCAAACGACTGCGATTCTGTATCTAGGTCGTCGTCTTCTTCTTCCCAGTAGTTGTTGCTCATAGCAACCACCCTTCTATTCGTTGTTAGTCGCAAGCCTCAAGTCTATTCGGGGAAATAGGTTGGCTCTTGCTATCGGTCTAATACGCTGCATGGGGCCGATGGGTCCATGTCAGGATTCTATATTAAGCCGCCTACTGCTCGGCGTTGTGACTTGAGTATTCCAGATGTACCGCCGAATTCTGCTCGTTCACGCCCAACTAAAGCTTCACGAGTTTTCTTAGCTTCAACACTTCCAAGGTAAGCTTCTTGCTCTGCCTGTACTTGGCCGTATTGTTTATATCCATTAGCATATAATGCACTAATATTTTCAGCTACTGGCAACACGTCAGCTACATATGCTGCAGCTTTTGCTGCTTGGGGTGCATCAGTTCCTGCCCTCAACATAGTCTCTACGCCAATTGTGCCACGGGTGACATTTGTATACGGAGAGCCTTGAGCTCCAGTAAATGTAGTAGCTTGTAAACTTGTGCCTAAGCTTTGAGCAAGTGCTGCTCCACCAATCTCAGCAGCTTGAATCTTGCGCTGAAGAACTGGCAATTGATTAACTGGGTCTAAAGTATAAGCCATCAAATCTTGTGTAGTTAATTCAGGATAGAACTGTAACAAAGCCTTGGATACCTGAGGCAGCGCACCCTGTACTCTATCATATACTAATTGTACTCGGGCAGCTATTTCATCAGGAGCTACGTCACTACCGATAAAGTTAGCATATCTTTCTCTATTAGCAAATTGCTTTAATCCATATGCTGTGAAAATCTTAGCATAAGCTGCTTCGTTGGAAAGATATGTGGCATCATCTAATGGAGCAAGTCCTGCTGCCATACGCTTTCTATTTCCTTCAAAGCGCTTTAGATAAGGTTCATTATATCTTTTATCATATTTAAGAAGTAATAGTGCATCCTCAGAATTAATGTCTGGATAAGCACTACGAATATTATTTAAGACATCTACTAATCCCTCTAAGCCAAGAGATGAAAGAGATGAGAATAATGCAGTAAATGCAGCATTGCCATCAAACATACCCTTGTTAACATTAGCTTGTTTATCAGGTGTTAAACCGCTAAATTTAGCATTGGGGTCTAAGTTGAACGCCGTTATCTCACCCGTCAAAGCTTCTGCTTTAAAAACTTCAGCCTCAGCCATTTGCTTCTCAGCTAACTCAGCAGCAGCTGTAGCTTCTTTAGCTAATCTTTCAGCTTCAGCAATATCAGCTTCAGCTTGTGCTATGATAGCAGCTAAATCGTCTGCTGCCTTATCAAGCTCATCATCTACAGATGTTCTTAATCTTTCAGTTTCTTCAGCTATTGCTCTTTTTACGGGGTCGACTACTTGATTAGGGTCATAGATTTCTAGGTCCTTTTGAATACCAGTTATAGTTCCAGATTCTCCAACAGAGGCAGCAGAGTCTGTTCTGCCTCGGACTATACCTAACTCAGCATCTTTTTCAGCGTCTGTTTTAAATTTTCTAGCCAATTTATGCTCCAGTTCAGCGTTCTAGTTGACCCGTGAGGGTAATCTTAGTAGTGTTGTCGCGGTTAAAAGCTGGGACTATTTTCTTTTTAGAAAGAGCTGTATTCCAGTTTTCACCGTAAAGATTAGTCACAGGTATTAAAGTATCTCTAACTGAAGTAGGTTTAAAGTATGCTTGCTCTGGTATTTTAGTAGCATACTTTTCCATATTATCTTCAGTCTTTTCAGCTTCGTATAGATACCACTGGCCGCTTTCTTTTCCGCCAATCCAGTTGTAAAAATAAATCTTATCATCAGTTACTCGCCCAGCTGGACGCTGCATAAAGTTAGTTATGGGACTCTTCTGAGCTCGCTCAAGGGCTGTAGTTAAAGCAGCGGTTTCTCTTTCTGTCCGCTTACCTAGAACCTTCTCCATATCTAAGTCTGATTTTATACCAAGGATAGACTTATCAACATTACCCTTAGTCTCAATCTTGCCAGCCTTTACAACAAATCCTTCTGTGTTTGGTTTTGTAGCAACCATCTTTGATTTGATATCTGACACAGCTAGTTCTGTTGCAGGGATTAAACCTTTGTATTTGTTGTAGTTGGTCTCAGTAAGGGGAGCCTCACGAGCAACCCAACTACCAGTTTCCTTACTACCACTCCAACCGTAATAACGAATAACCTTATTGCCCTCATCGATATATCCTTCAGGGCGTTGAGTAAAGTTATACTTAGTATCGGATGCGGCACGAGCTAACGCTCTTTGTAGTGCCCCTGCTTCACGCTGAGTCTTGAGTTCATCCATTCTTTGTTGAGAGCGAGCTGCCTTTTCTTCAGGCGTCATATCCTTGTCATATTTTTCAGCCATGATACCCCTATAGTCCGAAGTTATTCATTAGAACTTCAGCATCGCTGAATGAGCGTTGCTGATATAATTTAGTATTCTTAAACTCAGGTAGGGTATATAGATACTTCTGCCATTCTTCTGGCGTCATTAAATCCTTACCTTTGAATACAGGGTACATCTTAGAAATCTCTACTGCGTTTTCAGGCACACCGTAGATTTTTGAATAAATACCAGTGTATGTGGCAAGGGCCTCTTTAGTAGTGAGTCCTTGCTGGAAGTACTGAGCTAGGGCTGGGAATGCTACCTGAGCCTGCACTCCAACTTTTTGAATAATATTATCTAATGCTTGACGACTTCTGATTCCATCGATTGCTTGCTTATATAAAGTCTTGTCATCGACTGGTACACCATAGGCATCATATGTCTTGCGTAGAACATTAAAGGTTCCGCCGAGGGCGCCCTTTTGTAGGAGCAATGAGTCTGGTTGCTTATCGCCTTTGAATATATCCATTGCTTTCTTTTGAACAAAATCAAGAAGCAATTGTTGACGCTCTAGGCTGGTGATATTTCCACCACGCTTTAACTCCAGTTTGTTAACTGTATCAACATACTGATTAGCAAGTTCTTTATCAGCCTTAACATCAAGATAGTCAAGGAATGATTGATTGAGTTCTACCCTAAGAGCATCTGCTGGGGTAAGGCTAATCTTTTTACCCGCAAGACCCGATATGTCTAAAGTTTGTTTAGCAAGATTTTTGTCTTTAAAGAATCTATCTATGGTATCATCAATGCTTTCTCCAACAGAGTCAGAGATGTACATAAGTTTCTCTACAGCAGAAGCATCTTCAGGACGGACGTTTATCATACCTGAAGCAGCTAAGCTTTTTAGGTATGATAAGGTTGGTCTATCCTTCTCATTAGAATAAGCTCCAGGTATCTGAGCAAGCTTTTCTAATACTTGAATTCTTTGTTTATTGTTTAGGGTTTGCAAAAATGTCATTCCTGCGCCCCTGTAGTACTGAGTCTTCTTTGTTATAAACTGTCCAGGAACTGGTCTTCCTGTAGAAGTTTGAGGGGGTAAGCTGCCAGAGGTTCCACCATAAATAGGGCTACCTATTGGTCTACCATCTAGGCCAATCTTTCCACTAGAACCAGTATTAGTCGGTGGGCCACCAGCATTCTTTGCTTCGCTAGAAGCTTTATCAACAAGTTCGGTGGAGGTTTTAGTTTTATACCTGTCTTTAACGCTAGTTGGCTCTACCATTACTTAGCCTCCAATTCTCTTTTGAAAAACGCATAGTACATATTCATAAAATCTGGGTGACGAGCTATGATTTCTTTAGCTCTTTCAGCAAGCCATTGACGTTGTGGCAATGAAGCTTTATTCGCTAAGCTATCTGACTTATTACCGCTAGCTTCTACTGCTTGCTCGCGTAGGTATAGATAGTCACGAAGTCCTTGCACTGCATCTGAATCATCAAACTTTTCATCAAGAGCCATACGCTTTAGTTGCTCCTTAACGCGCTTATTGCGGTACGGGTCAGCATCATACTTTAATCCAGCTCCTACAAATGACTCTGTTAGGTTGCGAGAAGATTCATCGAACTGGTCAGATTCCCAATTCTCGCCAACTGAGCGAGCAAGGAGTGTATCCTTTGCCGCATTGTAGCGAAGCATTGTTGCTCTCTGCATTAACTCTTCGGTACTGAATCTTTCTTTGTTTCCCATACGGCGTTGCCAACGATATAGCTCTGAAGAATATCCTCCGCCTGGATAAGCATAGCCATATACATCTGGATATATATCTACAACCTCTGGGTTTTCCTTAACAAGTTCAAATGTATAAAGATTTGTTGGAGCGCCAGTTGATGTAGCTATGATAGCAAAGGCATAATTAGGGCCATATAAATCAAAGAAGTCACGATATGCCTTGGCTCTATCCCCACCAGAAACAGCTTCTAACTGTTTAAAATCATTATATAAAGCTGTTGTTAGTAGGGTATTTCCATCCTCTAATGTAGTCAATCCAGTAGGATTAATAGGGAATGGTGAGACTAGTCCTATGATACCACGGAAAAGTGTAAAGAACTTGGCAAAGAAGTCTGCATCTTTTATTAGTTTTGCTTGGTCTTCCATGTCGCCTAAATCATAACCGCCGCTAGATGCAAGGTAGTTCATTGTTGGTGCAAAGGCTGCAGCATATCCTTCTTCTGGGCTAACAGGAGCTAGGATACGACGCCAGTTACCAGGCAATAAACCCTCTATAAACCCTGTCTCAAAGTCAGGGCTTCCGAATGGAAAGATAAACTTATATGCCATGTCTCGTAGAGTAGGAGTTAACAACTGAAGCGGTTGAACTCCTGCCTTATCAAGGGCAGATAATGGTATGGTTAATCCTGGGCCTACCCCTGGAATAATGCTACCTGAAGCAAATGCAAAGTTAAATGACTGAGGTGTAGCAGCTGCGGCATATGGTCCGCTTACTTTAGGCGCTACTGCGCCTTCGCCAGTGATTGCGTTTCTAGCACCAAATACCAAGTTAGTCATGAAGTTCATGCCAGTTGCTAAGAACGGAACAAAGAACTTACGCTGACCATCTAATGGGTCTGTATAGAATAACCCTTGGTTTGGGTCATAATAGTCTCTAGCATCAGTTAACTGATACATAGCAGATGACTCTGGCTTAGTCAGCCATTGTAATCCTTTATTAATTTTATACAATTGCATTGGATTATTAAGAGCGATGTTAGACCAAGCATTAATTGTATTTTGCCAAGCCTGTCCGAATGGAAGTATTAGACGGAACTGGTGGAACAATAGACGCTTCTTAGAGGCATCATAGAATAATTCAGCTACATGTCGGCTAGCTACAGTTGATGCGTACTCGTGAGCCATCTGAGCGGTAACATTTCCACCCTCTTTGGTCTGCTCGAAAGCTTTCCATACCTGGTGTTGCTTACCGATAGGTTTACCATTCCAGCTTTTCAGCGGAGTAAGGGATTTTTCTGCAACTGCTTTAAGCCGTACAACTGCCGCAGCATCTAGCGAGCCAGCAATATCCAGGACAGTATCCCAATATTTCTGACGCCACTCAGGGCCCATAGTGCTAGACTTTTCTAAAGACATTGCTTTATCAAAGAAGCTTTCAATAAATCTATTTACTGGGCCTTGTTCTTCTTTGCCCTTTTTAGCAAACTTAGCTACAGGAACACTCATTGCTAGATTTTCCCAGCTACCTTTACCATCAAAGGCATTCTTAAGAACGCTAGCAAATTCTTGATTTGCATCAGCTAAAGCTTTTTTACCTTTAGAAATTTCTTCTGCATTTCTAATAGAATTTTCTGCAGACTGTAATCCCTTTGGAACTATGATGTTAAAAGATTCGCTTTGGATTTTGCCAAAAGCAATTAGGTTCTTAATAGCTTGTGCAGCTTCGCCGTCCATACCAGCTGCTTCATCTACTCGGGCGCGTACCGAAGTAAGCTGTTCCTTTTTATTCTTTCCAGTGAACAAATAAGTCATTGCGCCTTCATCAGTCAAAAGCCATTCACGAACATCTTTTGGTTGACCTTTAGCGAACTCTTCCCATTCTTTTTTCCCAGCGCCTCTTAGAACATAATCAACGCCAGCTTGTTCTTTGCCGAGGGCGGTACGAGCTACTACTCGGCCACTGATAGAGTTGCTAAGAATGCGGATTTCGTTTGCTAGTCCTTCGAACCAACGCGGGTGCCCATATTCTACTGGCACAAAACCAGCAAATGACATAGCAGTTCTAACGTCTGTATCAAATGATGTTATACTCTTGCTAGCCATGAATCCAATGTAAGACTCTTTGGCATTATGTGCTAAAACTTCAGTTCCAAATTCATCTGCTGCACTGCCAAGCTTCATACCTGGCCCCATAACTGTATCTTTATATGGGTCAAATGCTGCTAATAATCTTCGCATTGGGTTAGAGCTTGCTTCATCGCCAAGCCACATAGCCATAGCTGTTGCTGGATTATTAAAGAATGAAATATGACCAGTGCCTAGTACACGAATCTGCTCTTCAGCAATATTGCGAAGAATGTACGCTGGGCGAACAAGAACCATTTTCTTCCAGTAGTTACTGGTAAGAGTGTTGGCCATTTTTCTAAGTGACTGTACATTACTGCCACCGTATCTAGTAATACTAGAAATCATATCAAGTATATCATCTGCTGGTGGTAAATAAACCATAGAGTTTAAATACTCAGAGTCCAGATGTGGACCAGTTATAGTTTTTTTCTTACCACCGAGAAGTATATAATCAAGTTTTGCCCCTGCTGCGTGACGGTCAGCCCAGTAACGAGCCATCTCCTGACGTCCATTTTCGAATACACGAGTTGCTTCTTTTAAAGCTTCAGCGTCTATTCCTTTTTTGCCAACATTGGCTTTAAAAATCTCATCAAATAGTTTACCTGTCGCAGCATAGCCTACGGCTGAAGCGTCATCTGCATATACTACTGTGTTTACTAAATCATCAATTACATTCTCTGGCAAATTAGTAGCGCGACCATAGTTATATATAGAACTAACTAAAGCATCCTTGTCGGATGCGTGCACTAAGGAACCACCAGGAAGAATAGTAGCGTAATTCTTAGACACAGTATTCATAACGTTACCAATAAACGGTAACTTAGCTACTCCTCTTGCGCCTAGGCCCTTAACTGAGTTAACAAATTGAGTAGCTACACCTGGAACAATGCGTGAGTTAGCTAAACCGCGGATAGAGTTTCCAACTTTAGTGCCAGTCTCTAGCACATCAGCTACAACTTCTCCTTGAGCAATATATTTTGCTAAGACACCAAGAACTTCTTCTCTTGTAGTAGCAGCAGCTAGCTCTTTTGCTTGTTGAACACTAAAAGCACCGCGAGCACCGCGTTGTTTACCTAGTCCATAAATTTCTTTGAAGCCCATACCAGCAAGAGAGTCAACAATAGGTGCGCCATTGGAGCCACTAAGGAACTTAGCGATTGCTTCAGGGTCATAAACCATGTTATCATACTCATCAGCAATCTGCATCTGCTTCTTAAGAGCATCAGCAACTTCTTCTTCACGAGCTAAACGACCAAACCCGCTAGATGAGCGCCATGTTTCAATAGCTTCATTGGTTTGTTTAACTAATTCTTCTAGTTCCGCTTCCTTAAGCGCTAAATCTCGGGCAGTCGTAGCTGCTTTCATACCAGAAGATAGACGAGCTGTACGTTCTAACTGGTCTTTTGCCATTTTTACTCGGGCATAAGCTATTTCAGGAGATGACATAATCAAAACTACCAAGTCACCGATAGCTGAAACTAAACTACCCTTGCCACTATCAGGCTCTATGAATGGAATAAAATCAATTACTGGGTCAAAGAAAGAGTAAGGACGCTCATAAGTCCTTCTATCGTCTAGTCTAACTACTATCTTTGCTGATTCTAACTTTGCTTGACGTGCAGCAAAGCCAAGTCCAGTCTCTTCTGAAGCAAAAAACCCTTGTCCAAAGTCAATATCTTTACCTTCAGCGATTGCTTTTCCAATTTGACCAGCTTTAGTTTGGAGAACGATTGCGTTTGGTGCAGTAGCATCACGCCCACCAAAGACTGCGCCAGTTATATACCCAGCTTCTTCGCGGGTTTTATTTGGGTCAGTAGGCTGACCAGTCCAAAAATCAATATCTCCTCTAGAGTAAGCATCAAAAGATTGCTTAAGTGTACGAACACCAGCACCTAGTAATTCAAAAGGAGTCTCAAATCCTAAAGCACCAAAGCGTGTAAAACCTTTTACATATTTCCAAACTTTGCCACGAAGTGTTTTATCAAATTTTTCGTTAGCAATGCGCTGACCTTCAAGGAATGCATTCTGCTCACGCTGAGCCTGAGTCATGCTATCAATCTCAACTAGTGTCTTTACTAAATCATTATCAGGAATAGCATAGTTTTTTGATAGACTCGATAAAAGCCCACCAGACATACCTGGATTATTTAAGATAAGTTCGCGGGCGTTTACGCCTTCTTGTCCTGGAATAAGTTTAGAGGCTTTAACTAACTCTTCATAATCAACTTGCTGTTGAGTTACAGTTCGTTCCTGAACGCCAGTAATTGTCCAGGTGCCATCTTTATTTTTTTTTACACCTGGTCTACTCACGAAGTCATACCTGGTCTATCTATGTATTCAAGCATACGCTTTAAATCTTGATTATTTGGGTCCTGTAGATACAGAGCACGGATAGTATTAACACCGCTATCAAATTCTGCAACTGGAGAAACTGGAGGAAGTCCAAGAATTTCTTCTCCACCACCATCACCTAGTCTTCCACCTGCTGTAACTGGTTGTCCAGGACGGTTAGTTGGTGCATCAAGCGGAACTACTTCAGGTAACTGTTGAGTAGCAGCTGGAACTATACGAGCATTCCCGCCCGCTGGTTTAATAGGAGCTGCTTGACGCTGTTCATTAACAGCTTTATTCATTCCATAAGTAAAACCTGTATAGTCTGTATTCATACCACTTTGTCCATTACCACCAAGTCCATTAACATTAGCTGGATTATACTGAGGGGCTGTAGGGCGTCTACCGCCACGATTCTCAACGGCCATTTGTATCCTCCTCAGGACTATAAGAATATTCTTCTGCTGATAGCAGCATACCCTTGGCTAACCAAGGATTCATGTTTTCACTTACATCTGTCATAAGATAGCGTGTGCCTTCATAGTCACTCCACTCACTTACTAATACCCAGCCAGTACATATCTGGCTTTCTGAATCTTCTAACTCTTCGGCAAGTACTCTCATAGCCTTATCAACGGCTTGGGTAAACTTACTCATTTGAGTTGCTCTTCTACTTGGTACGGTGGTGCTGTGTATACACTAATTCGTGCAGCCACTTCCATTGCAGTGATGACATCACTACCCGCGTAAAGCGCTCCAAGAGCGTAAGAGCCACCGCTTCCGATTGCGTAGAATCCTTCTTCACTTTTCATTACCGCCAAATCTTGGTCAACATCAAATAGCTCACCACCTACTGCGATGAGAAATTGAAATCTTAATCCATCTTTATTCTTATCATGATTCTCATCAAAGTTATAACCATTATCCGTAAGACACTTACGAAGAGAAGGCATAGCCTTGACTATCATATAGCGATAAACATCTTTCTTGTCTTTCGCTGAGAATACTGGTGGAATCCAAATGTTCTGGGCAATGTCGCAGGGTGATACTTCTCCTGCTCCTGCTATTAGTAACGCACCGCGTGATGATATCTTACGCATAAATGGATGTGAGTAAGACTTCCCACTATCATCTGTAATGCGACTGTCGGCAACAATAACAGACTTATCTTTATATTCAACTCCAATAATCGTTGTCATTGTCCCCTCCTAGATTATCTTCGGCGAATAGTTCTTGCGCTTGCGCTAGCTTCTCCTGAAGCGTTTAAGCTTGATAATAAACTTAATATGTCTGGACGTTGACCTTCTTGTCCAGTCACTTCTACTTCTGTAGGAAGAGCGCCTCCTACTGGGGCGCCAGCGGGAGCAGGGGACGGTTGCTCAACCATCGGGGCACCAGCAGGAGGAACCTGTTCGACAGGGGCGAAGATTTCTTCAATCGCATCCTCTATCGCTTGTCCTTTTTGGCGAGCTCTAATAACCTGTGCAATCTTAGCTACTATCTGACTTGCATCGCCGCCACCTGCGGCAATCTGTGGGATTGCTTGAGTGTAGGCTTGTAGTGAACCAAGAAGAGCTGCACGCATATCTTCAATTTCAATCTTCTCAACTTCTTGACTTACGTTAACAGTGAATGGTAGTTCACGCATTGCCATATCCTTGGAGATTAATTTACCACCAAGTGCTTGTAGCATAAATATCAAACCTTGAGCTGGGTTCAAACCAGCAAGCATACCATAACGTACATCTGCTGAGTAGTCGTTCTTAATATCCTTCTTAGGATTATAAGTAATCTCGTAAGGAGCACCAGCATCTACACCACGAATTGTCTTCTCTTCTGGGAATATAATCTCATC